GCCCGGGCCGCCAGTTCCGCCGGGTCCATGGCCGCCGGGGGCTGGAAGAGCTCCGCCCTCGCCTTGCCCATGCCGCGGGAGCCCCCGAGCTGCGCCGCGCGCCGCACCGCCTGCTCGAAGGTGCCCACCTGGTCGATCATCCCCACCGCCCGCGCCTCGTTCGGGCCCAGCATCCGGCCGCCGCCGAAGTCGGCCTCGACGCGCTTCTCGGACAGCCCGCGGCCCTTCGCCAGGTCACGGACGAACATGCCCATGTAGCGGTCCACGTCCTTCTGGGCGTGGACCCGGGCCTCGCCGGTGAGGGGCCCGGTGGGGTTCCCCTCGATCTTGTAGGGGCTCTTCGTCGCGATGATGAAGTCCCAGGCCTCGCCCATCTCCTCGAGCGCCTTCGACATATCGACGTGGAGGGCGTAGACGCCCACGCTGCCGACCTCGCCGCTCGGGGTCGCCCAGAACTCGCTCGCTGCGCTCCCGAGGTAGAGGGCAGCCGAGGCGGCGATGCTGTTCGCGTGGGCGACGACCGGCTTCATCTGGGCCGAGTCCCGGATGGACTGCCATGCCTCGGGCACCCCAAACACCTCGCCGCCGGGGGAGTCGATCTCGAGGAGTACGGCGTCGATGGCGGGGTCGGCGGCGTAGGCCCGAACCTGGGCCGCGATCTCGGCCGTGGACCGCGTCTGCGCGCTGCCGACGGCCTGGACGCGCTGGGTGAGGGTCCCGATCACGGGGACGACGGCCACGGTCCCTACTGCCCGGCCACCAGCGCCACGGCTGGCGGCCTGTGGGTCGAAGGCGTGGACCTCGTCCTTCAGGGCGGCGAGATGCCGGAGGCCAGAGATGCCTTCCCGGGCCAACATCCCACGGACGTGGAGCGCGATCTCGGCACGGATCGCCCACGGGCGGCCCGCTATGGCATGAATGAGGCTCAGCATTCGTCTACCCTCCGTTGCTCAAGGCCAAGGCGACGAGCGCCGCCGCCGCTTCTTCCTGGTGGGCGTCCGTCAGCCCCGACAGTCCCTCCGCGAGCAGTAGACCGCGCCGGGTTTCGCACCACTCCTTCGCAGCCGTCTTGCTGCAGCTCAAGGCGATCGACACGCGGCCGGCGAAATGGCCGTAGAAGCGAGCCGCAGCGGAATGCCAGGCGTCTGCCCGCTTCGCGTTCTCCCTTGCCAGACGGACGAGGCCGTCGCGCTCCTCGTCCAACAGCTCGCCCGCGCGCACCCCCGCGAGGGCCCGCGCGCGCGCGGTCGCCTGGGCCGCCTCCTCGTCCGCCGTGTCCTCGACGGCCTGCGGTTGCGGCGAGGGCGGAGGCTCGGGGGCTGCCGGCTCCGCGGCGACATCGACGTACTCGTCCCCTCCCTCCCGGGGGTTGCGCTCGAGTAGCTCCCGGCACTCGTTCGGGTTCAGCACGCCCTTGTCGATCAGGACCGAGAACACGTCGGCTTGGGTCTTCGCGTCCATCCGCAGGATCGCGTTCACGTTCATCTTCGGGTAGTACCGCTCCGACTGGACGACGAGCGTGAACCGGATCGACTGCTCGATGAGCTCGATCCAGGGCAGTAGCGAGTAGATCAGGAAGTGAAGCCCCTGCTGCTCGATCCCCGTCCCCCAGGACGTGCTCCGCTCGACGTCGCCGACCATGTGGGGCGGAACCCCGAACCAGCGCGCGATCTCGGCGACCGAGAACTTCCGCGAATCCAGGAACTCGGCGTCCTTGAGCGTCATGGTGACGGGGGTGAACTTCATCCCCTCCCACAGGACGGGGATCTTCCCCGTGCCCTGCTCGCCGCCGTAGACCCGCCCGAAGGACTCGCTCATCTCCTTCGCCGTCTCCGGCTTCAGGGTCTTCTCGTGCTGCAGGATTCCGCTGGGCTTGACGCCCCGGTCGAAGAAGCGGGCGGCGTGACGCTCGGCGGCGAGGGAAAGACCGATCGAGTCGTTCGCCACGTCCAGCATCGACAAGCCGCGGAGCCCGTCCGAGCTCAAGCCCTGGAGGTGCCAGATGTCGCTGTCGCCGATGAGCCGCACCGTCCCGCCGCCGGGGCGCGCGTACTCGTACCGCAGCGAGCCGTCCTGGAGCTCCTCCGGGCCGCGGACGCGATCAGGATCGAGAGGCACCAGGCTCTCGACCCAGCCGCGACCCTTCGGGCCTGGGATGATCTGGACGAAAGCGTTCTGGCGCAGGATCAGGTGGTAGCAGACTTGGCGCCAGAAGACGAAGGCGTTCTGTCTCCGGTTCGGCCGGAAGCTGATGACGGTGTCGAGCGGGTGGTCGGGGGCGGGGCGCCGGCCGTTCGGGAGGCGCTCATACATCCCCTTCGGAAACATCGCGAGAACGTTCGCCAGGATGGCAACGCAGCGGTAGACCGTCGAGGCCTTCATCGCCGAGTCGGGCGACACGCGGACGCCCGTCCTCGACATCTGCCCGCCATCGGGTACGCCATAGAACCTGTCGTCGAGAGGGTTCAGGCCCTCCGCGTGAGGGACGCCCAAAAGCCACGACACCATGCTGGTCAAGCGCGTGCCCTCCACAGAGCGCCGGCCAGGAGGAGCAGGCCGGCGAGAATGACGGCTGCCGGGCGCGACAGCATGGAGACGCCGTAGACGATCAGGCCCACGCCCGAAAGGATGGCCAGCCGATCGACCGCTGCGGGTCGCAGGATCACCATGAGTCGATCACCTCTGCGCCTGTAGCCGCGCGCTGGTCATAGATGGAGTCTCCTTCGACCGGACGGGTTATCGCACGGCCGAGCGCCATCACCAGCGCCACGATGCCGTCGATCTTCTCTGCCGATCGTTCCTTGTCCGGCTTCATGTTCCCTGCCGGGTCCTCGCGCACGGCCACATTCGACGCCATCCACCTGGCGACCGGGTTCGCGCCGTGTCGGATCTTCTTTCCAAGGAGGAGCTTCTCGAGCTCCTTCGTGGGCGCGCTCATGCTCTGGAAGCCTTGTCCGAAGCCGATCACGCGCGGGACGGAGTCCTCGTCCGTCCCGAACTCGTTCTGGAGGTGGCTCACGAGCTGGGTGATGTTCCATCGGTCGTGCGCGATCTCGAGGACTCGGAAGGCCTCGGCCGCGGCGAAGATGTCGCGCTCGACCAGGTCGTAGTCAGTGACGTTCCCCTCGGTGAGCGTGATGAAGCCCTGCTCCGCCCACTCCTGGAGCCGCAGCCGCTCCCGCTCACTGCGCTCCGTCTTCCCCGATTCGAGGCTCTCGCGCGGCAGCCAGAACTTCCAGAGCACGTCGAATCCGTCGTCTTCGGCCGGGAACACCAGGGCGAGTGCCGACAGGTCACGCACGGAGGCCATGTCGAGGCCGGCGAAGCAGTCGGCGTGCCGCTCCCGAAGCGCCTCCTCATCGACCTTCCCGGAGCAGCCGTCCCAGACTTCCATGTCGATCCAGCGGTCCGCCTGCTCTGTCCACTCGTCGAGGTGGAGTCGGCGGAAGGCGTTCTGCTGCGCCGGAATGTGCTCCGCCTTCTCGGCCTTGCGCTTCAGGTCGTCGAGCTTGACCGATACGCCGAGGTTAGGATTCGCCTTCGCCCAGGTCTTCGGCAACCGCCAGTCGTCCCCGGGGTCGGCCGACGCGATGAACCCGAACCAGGTGTCGTCCGTAACCGTCCCCTCGAGCACCTTCACGGTGTAGTCGTGGTGCTTCCAGCAGATCGAGTTGCGGTCGAAGCCGGCCGTCGTGATCTCGAACTGCAGGGGCTGGCGCCGGGCGCCGGTGGCCGTCTCGAGGACGTCCACGATCGAGCTCGTCTTGTGGGCATGGAGCTCGTCGATGATGACCCCGTGGACGTTCAGGCCGTCCATCGTGTCGTGGTCCGCAGACAGCGGCTGCAGCTTCGACGCCGTGGCCGTCTGGTGCATGTTTCCGACGAGCACCTCGATCCGCCTCTTGAGGCCTGGGGTCCGCTCGACCATCCGCTTTGCCTCGTCGAAGACGATCCGCGCCTGTTCCCGCTTTGTCGCGGCGCAGTACACCTCGGCCCCCGGCTCGTCGTCGAAGAAGGCGAGCATCAGTCCGATGCCGGAGCTCAGGGTGCTCTTCCCGTTCTTCCGTGGAACCTCGCTGTACGAGATCCGGAATCGGCGGGTTCCATCGGCTCGGCGCCAGCCGAAGAGGGAGCCCACGATGAACGCCTGCCACGGCGCCAGGATGAAGGGCTGTCCCGCCCACTGGCCCTTCGAGTGCCGGAGGAGCGAGAAGAACCGCACCGCCTTCCCGGCGCGCTCCGGGTCGAAGGTGAGCCCCCGCTTCTTCCCGTCTTTCAGGTCCCGGATGTGGCGCCCGGCGGCCAGGAGGACGAAGCGCCCGTGCGATGCCTTGGCCTTCACGGCCTGGCGCGCGTAGGCCGTGACGGCGTCAGTTCTTGCTACGACCACCGTCCACCACCTTCAGCCCGGCAAAGTCTTCGAACGGGTCCTCCTCCTTCGGCGGCACCGCGGTC